ACTACCTTATTAATATGTTGCATACCTTCATAATATATCTGGACTGTTTCACCAACTAAATGTGTATGACCATTTACAACTTTTGTTTTCCAGCTATGAGTTCCACTACCAGCATGATAACCTATTGATGTTCCACCTGAAGTTATTGCCAATCTAAATGTATTTGCATTTACATACTTTACAAAATAATCTACACCAGTATTTAAAGTATTTGGTAATGCACCACCAGAATTAGTTACTTGTATTAACTGTGTATCTATTAATCCATGATCTGCACTTGTAACTAACAATCCTGATGAATCAGTAACAGTAAAGACTTTTCCTGCAATGGATTTAGTTATTGCACTATCTGAAAATATATAATCGTTTCTATCTAATGCACCTTCTTTTGGGAATCTCCCTAATGTTTCAACATAATATTTTGTTGCACTATTTATTGTTCGTTCAACTTTTAACCATATTTGGTCATGACTTGCAGTAGGAATCATTTCAATATCTGTTACTTTTACATCTGTTCCTGCAAGTATATGTTCTGCCCATGCCTGAAATTCTGAAACTCTATCATAACTAAGAGACAGTAATCTACCATCATCCATCATTAACCATATAATATTATTAGGTCTTTCCTGCCAGACCATCTTCTTAATTTCAGAAGTTTTAATTATATCATAACCTTTTAATGATATTTTACTTGAAAACCATTGTCCCTGCTGTCCTTCAAATACTAATGCCTGTACATCCTTACCGCCAATTTGTGAATATATGAGAGTATTGGAAACAACAATTGGTATTGTATCAGTTGCAGAAAATGAAGTTTCCCTGTTAATAGTAAAACGGAATGGCGTTACAACAAGATTTGTCTCTGAACCATAAAGCATATAAACACCAGCAGAAGTTCCCATTGTAAGTTTCTTCGATTCTGCAAGCCACTTAATTTCATCAAGAGTATCTGAATCTAAAGTAAAATTTAATCCATTTGAATCTGTTATAATTTCTGTTGCAATTCCATCTGAAACTGAAGAACCTGAATCCTGTCCTGCAATTTCTGTAGGTGCAAAAGAAAAGAAATTTGAAGTCTTGGATAACCATATTGTAGAAGGTTGTGTTGTTGATGCGGCAAATACCATTCTCTGTTGATATATTTGTGCAACTTGAGGCCAACCTAATGTATCACTAAATGATCCTAACCTGAATTCTGGAGTGCCTTTAGTTGCAGGGTCAGCATTGGTACTTTCTCTTGTATTGCATATCTCTGTTTTGAGGGTTACTGTTACTTCATTTGCATCTACAGATTTAATAACACCCCATGCCCACCTGATACCTCCTATTGCTTCTAATGGTCGTGCTAAAGGATTTATCCTGATTAAACGATTTACATCTGTAGTTGTTATTGCAAGTGATGTAGCACTTCCTGCAAGAAATTGTTCAAATACTACATCTGTACCAGCTTTATATCTTGGTCTTGATAATAATACATTTACATTTGGAGAATCTGTATTTGCTATTAGTGCGAATTCATGTGGTACACCAGCATCAGTATCAGAAACTTTAAATGAACCTGAAGTTGTTGATACAACATACCAATCTTTAGTACCAGCATATCCTTTTGGTGTAGCATCAGTATTGACAAGATTCCCCCAACTTCGTATAAAAGTTATTGTTCCAGTTCCATCATCAGCCCATACTAATGCATCTCCACCATCAGTTAAAGCAAGTTTAAAAGTATTTGCAGTTTTATCTCTTACAAAATAAGTAATATCTGCATTAATATTAGTTGGAAGTGTTGTTGTTGCCTGAATTTGAATTGTATCTCCATCTACCAATCCATGAGAATTAAGAGTAAATAATATAGTAGAACTATCATTTGTAAGAGAAGTTAAAGTTCCACCTGTTCCCTGACCCAGTAAACGTACCTTCATTCCTGTCTGTAGCCCATGATTCATCAATATAACACTATTTGTAGTTACATCGAATTCTACATTGGCAATTATTTTATTCTGAGCCGCAGTTGCAGGATTTGGTTCAGTTTTAAGTTTTAAGCTATATTGTGCTGTTACATCAGCTTCATCATAAATATTAATATCACTATAAGGTCCATCAACAAATATAAATTTAGAAAGTGACCATTTGCTACCATCTTCACAAACATCAGTACCAGTATCAGTTAAATCTACTGTTCTTATAATTCTGTATGGTGTCTTAGTAGGACTGCATATGAAGATATTATCTCCACTCTGTGTAGATTTAAGAGTTTGAACTTCTGCCGCAGACCATGGAAGTGATACGACTTCAAATGTGGAAGGAGTGCTATCTTTATTTTTTAAGAGACGATCTTGTGACCAGATTCTTAAATATGAGGAATCAAATGTTAATGTAGTTGTTGCACTATCTGTTGCAACTGCTGATATTTTAAAAGCTGTATTACTTGTAACTTCAGTAATGGTACTTCCAGCAGTAATACCTGTACCACTTATAGCCATTCCTACTGTAAGTGCGGCTGTAGTAGCTGTAGTTAATGTAGTTGTGCCATTTTTAACGCAAGATAGCGTAAAAACACCTGTGGCGTAACCAATTTCCAAGATATAGGTATTGTCCTTATCCTTGAAGAAAGGAATAAAGGTAGCAGTAGAATTCTTTGCTTCACCTATATAATTAGTACCGGGTCTTTTTACACAAGGGCCAGATAAGGTAGGAATCATGTTTTTGCATGATTTTAACCCATAATGATAGAATTCTTCACTAGATCTTCCGTGGAATGCCCTAGCTAATACACCTTCTGTAAATTTCGGTTGTAGAAATTCATATTTCGCCATACTTTATTTTGTTTTCCATGTTTCCATATCAACTTCATACCCCAAAGTAGGTGTGTTAAATGTTCTATGAGTAACTGAATATCTACCTTTCTTTGCATCATAATATGAATTACGTTCACGACGTTCAGGAGTTCTATCTTTTGAGTTTGCAGATCGTGCTTCTTGTAAAGCAATAATATATTTCTGCATCATTTCCTGTTTTAATCCTGCCTTGCTAGTTAATGTCTCTGCTATTTCCCATGCAAGTTTCATTGCAATTGCTTCTGCAAGAAGTGGATCTAAGTTATTAATATCAGTTGGTGTTGCTACATAAAGAAGATGTAAAGTTTTTTCATTGGATAGAATATTCTTTTTTTCTACAATGTATTTAGAAACAGGTTCTACTTCAACTACCTTGATATAATCTGCAGGAAGCTGGTAAATATAGTTCCAGCCAAAGATAGGTTCTCCAATATTAGTCAGTAACTTACGTTCTAATGCACTATTCCAGACATGCATACGAAGGATTGTAGTAATTACATCATCAATCCTAGAAGAACATGCTCTTGCTCTTGCATTATTATCACTTAGACTTTGGATACTTGCTTCGCCCAGATTACTCAAGGCGAGGTTAGCTATACCAGTTTTATCCATAGTAAACTGTTAGTAATGGGGGTCAGTTTCCCAACCCCCGGTTATTAATTGATTTTAATCAATCGAGTAATGACACAGAAATGTTATTACAGCATCTGCCGCTGGATCACCACCGAGCAAAGTTGCAACTATATCTGCTTCATCAGGTATAGATACAGGAGCAATAGCAATACCTTTATTACCAGAAGCGGTAGTTGCTCCACCACTTTTCCAGTAAGATACTGCATTTGTTGCATCCACTCCGTCAAGAAAACCATCAAGGTCTGTATTTGCCGCCGTAGCGGTTGCAGATACAGCTTGCCAGCCTAAATCAACGGTTGTTCCAGAACCTAATGTTGCAGATAAATGTAGTGCCACATCCCAAACTTTACAATCAGCAGGAAGTCTGCCGAGATATAAAACATCATTTTGGGCTGTAGCCGTTACTACTGTGTATGTATCATACAAAACACGCATTCTGCCGCCCTGCGTAGCTACATTAGTTAGCTTTGCTGGAACAGTTGAAAATCGTTTTGCATAATCTACTGCATATACGTTAGCCATATTGTCCTTTCATAGTTTGGGGTTAAGCTGTTACGAAACAGTCAATTTGAATGACCATTTCTTCCCAAACCCGAGTTGCTCCAATATCCATTTCAAAATATGCATATGGAACAAACGATTTGTCAGAACGTCGCTCAATTTCAGTTATAGGTTCTTCCCAAGAACAAAAAGCCAAACCTTGCGGATGAAATGCTAACACTTGCTCTGTCAGCGTATCACTAGAACCAGTTGTAGGCATACCTTCGTGCCTAATAAACTGGAATCCAGCATAATAATTGGTTTGTCCCTCAACCAATGCACGAATATTATTATAATCCGCACTTTGGATTGTCACTGAGTGCAGTAGAGCCTCTATCTGAGCCGCAGAACACACAATAAAATAAAGGGGATTACCACCTTCATCATATTGATCTGCTTCATTTTCAGAAAGAATTCTGCGAGCTTTTAACAATTTGTCGATTGATAATGTTCTACGATTACCAGCAGAGTTATCAATACCACTATAGTCAACAGTTGCAGTCCCTACTTGAAAATCAACACCAATGAACTGTTTTGGGAAATTAGTGTCATTCCAAACTATTTCGGTTGCACCGTCCATTACACCACCATCTGATTCATAAGCAGAACCAAATGCGGCATCAATGATTACAGTATCCATCTTACGAGCCATAGCCATTGACGTAGCTTCTGCATAAGGTTGGAACACATCATAGTTCATTCTACGAGTGTCAAAACCTTCTACAAAGAATCCAGCATTTTTAGGTTGTGCTGATACTCTCCTACGTTGATGGGATATTGCTTGTACTGGTGAATCTGCAAAACGTGCAACTTTGTCTAGTGCTTCGTTAGTTCCGATCTTATCAATGAACTCGGCAACACCTTGACAGTCTGGCTTATTGGTTACAAAATTCCGTAACCGGGATGTTTTTTGTTGAAGCGCATGTAATACATCAGAAGAATACCGATGTACATAAGACGTTTCAATATCATAAAAATTAGCCATATTGTTACCATTATGAAAAAATTAGATCACAATAACCTAGTGATTATCCATAAAGGGTCACAACAGACTTTTCGGCAGGGCAAATGCTTATCTGCCTATTATCTTATGTTCGGTATTACCTCCACCATGGAGGTGTGATATTATCGTACTCGTTTTTGACTTGGATATGCTGTTTTGAATAACTTATCCATTTTATTCATCGCAGATTTATGTCCGGGATTTCTATTATCCCTATAAGCCTCCGAAAATTCCTTATCGCTATATAGATTCTGAATCTCTACACGCGCCTGTTGAGGTGAGAACTGGGATGAACCCATTCCTGTACCTACAACGAGTGAGTCTTCACCAAGTAATTCACCAATTTGTGAAAAAGCCCGGATCATTTCAGGATGATTGCCCAGACCTGTCTCATTCATAATTGACTTTAACTCGGGTGAGGAAAATTGAGCGAAAGCTCTTGTTGCCATATCAATTTTACCTTCATATTTATTACCCCACTCTTTTTGAAGATTGATCTTAGTATCTAATGCCAAATCTTCAATTTCTTTAGCACGCTGAGTTTTTTCTTCTTCCTGTATGTCTCCATACAAGTTCAAGAT